CTTGAGTACCCTATTTACCTGACCCCTAGTAAGCGGCTCATCAAAAGACAAACGGCTAAGAAGGCGTACTGTAATTGCATCCTGAGCCTCTTCATTGGCAGAGTAAGCGTATTCTATTTTTAGGGCCACATCAGACTTGGCCAAAGCAAACCCGTAAACAACATGGTCAAGCGTCCTTACCCCGCCGTCAGCCATGGCCAGTATTAGGCTTATCTTGCTAACCATTTCCCATCCTCGCCGCGTTATCCCCTCTAACCCGGTTCTGCTTTTGTGCGATTCTCCCTGCAGCCAAAAGTATTCGTAGCATTCATTCAAGGCGTGGTCAGCCTCTGAATCTGTGATTATTTTCTTTTTGTCACCAATGCGCTCAACTCTTTCACTGGATCCAGCGGTATGCCCCGCCCAGTAAAGAGTACTTAGGCGGCTAAACATCATCGGCTCTAATGGTATCTTTTTAAATCCTGGCTTCCAGCGTGGGTTGTTTTCTTGCTCACGCATGATTAGCGCCCTCGCTATAAATCCGTTTTTTGCATTTTCTTCTGTCATGGTGCTGTCGAATGTTTCGGGCGTGGTTGTTCCCATAAGCGCAAGGTATGGGCTAACAATTCCTTCGTCGGCGTCTTTAAGCTCTTTCTTCAACAGGTCAAGCTCAGATTCAAGTGCCTTGGCGTCGCCGTTCCCAGAGTCCAGCCTTTTGTTTATTTGGGCAATGCGAATCAATACCTTTTCTTTTATCTCGTCTTTCAGGTCGCCAGTGACTGCCAGTATTCCGTTTGCTTTGGAGTATATTTCCATCAAAGCGCCAATGATTGCGACTAGGTAGCTTGCTCCTGAGCCATTTGCGGCTTGGCTTATTTTGTTTAGCATAATGCCGATTTCGTCAATGTTGTAAAACGCGCCCTGGTTGCGCATTAGGTTTCTGTAAATCTCTTGCTCAGATTTAATCTTGCCGTGCATTGCAGATACAATGCCTATTCTGGAAAAAAGCTCTGTCACAGCTTGGTTAACGTTTTCTTTTCCCGTACCCGTTCCTGCAACATTAAAAACCATCATGTTCATGGTCATATCGTCGCGCTCGTCTGTGTGCCTCATTCCGCCAATACACGAAAGAGCGTAAAGCGTTGCGCCTGCTGTGATGGACTGCCTTGGGTATCGGCATTGGCCGTCTATCCACTGGTAAACCTTTCCCGCATACCCTGGAATATCCCACGGCTTTACTCCTTCCGCCAAGGCTACGACTCCAAGCGAGTCGGCCACCTCGCCCGCTTTTTCCTGCTCAACGTCTTTAAAAACATCAGAATCAAACGTAACAGGTTCAATGTATCCGTTTTCTTTTGCCCACTTTATTAGCGTACCTACAGTTACGTTATCATCACCGCCAGCAGAAAAAGAGCGCCACTTGTTAGGCATTGATCGTTCGTCATGCTTGTCGCTAAGGTTTGACCAGTTGGACCACACTTGATAGCCGTCATCACTCCCGTTGGTGGCGTCGTGAATACCCATTCCAACCCTTACCCACTGCTCGTAGTCAGCGCCGTCATTGCGCACGCACATAACGATTTTTTCTAAATCGGTAAATGGAAGATCTCTGGACACGCCGTTAACAACGACATTTAAGCGAGACTTTTGTTCTAGCATTTCCATAAGGTCATTCGGCGGTTCGCCCACGTCTTCGGGCCAACCCTTCATTTTTTCGTAGTTGTTCCCGCTAGCGTGTGGTGATCCGCACCCAACAACAAACCCTGTGCTTTTAAAATCAATTCCTGGGTATTCGCTAAGCGCTTGCCTAAGCTTTTTTGGCTCGCCATTTTGTCTGAAATAGTAATGTGCAGACCTGCCGCCGGACCCGGTTTGCACGGCAAAACCTGCGCAGCTTTTAAATGAAATTCCTAGCTTTTTTTCTAGCTTATCTTGAGACTCGCCACCTCCGTTGCGCTCGTCAACGTCTACAATTAAAAGGCCGTCGCGTATTAGCGCGCCAAAGCCAGGGTGTAGCTGGCCCCATATACTGCGCATTGTTTCAACTTGCTCATCGTCCCACATGGGCGCGTTTTGCCATCCGTCAGCAACAGGGTGTTTGCCGGTCGTCACGCACTCAGGGTTGCCGCAACCACACACAAGAGCGTCATTACTCTTTGCTATTTTGTGCAGTGGTATTACGCGAATGCCAGCCGCCATATACTGGCGGTACATTAGCTCGTCGTCGTCTTCTATATCGAAGTGGTCAAGTTCAAACATCCTTGTTTTCCTCTGTTTTCCCCAGCTCTATAAAGGCGTCGGATACTTTTTTTACAAGAGCGTGACTCATTCTTTCGCTGCCGTCCCTCATTCTATAGAGGCTGTTTGGGTGTACTCCGGCAAACTCTGAAAAACTCTTAATGTTAACCATCTTTAAGCGCGCTTGAATTTCCTCTATTTTTAGCATTTTGCAACCTTTTGTGATTGTGGCTTGATTTGATGTTGACAGGTTAACACTAACCGCATAAAGTAGGCAACAGATCAAAGGGTAAAACAACGAACAAGGAGCTACAAGATGTCATATTTAAGCCAAGCAAAAAAGCCAGCAGCTAAACCCAAGCCACCAATCATCACCATAATCGGATCGCCGGGTTCTGGTAAAACCAGCTTCGCCGGAACATTCCCAAAGGCAATATTCATACAGGCAGAAGATGCGGGTACTGTTTTCGAGTCTTGGGACGAATCGGTACAGCCAACAATGATGCCAATACTCCCCAAGGCTGTAGCAGAAAAGGATGGGCTGGCAGGAAATCTAAAGGTAAGCACGTTCGATGTGTTAATGGCTCAGCTCAGGGAGCTGGCAACGGCAGAGCATGACTTCGAGACTCTCGTTATAGACAGCAACACGTCATTAAACACAAAGATGGAGCATCAGGTCTGCAAGAAATACGGCGTCACATCGGTAGCAGACGCTGCCGGTGGTTATTTTAAAGGCTACGACGAAGTTGCGGCGTTGCATTCTGATTTCATGGCGGCCTGCGAAATTTTAAGGGCCAGAAAAAACATGGCCATTATCTTCCTCGGGCATTCTGGCGTTCAAAAGATAAAAAACAGCCCCGATCAGGGAAGCGAATACACGGTGCATTCCCTCGACATGTTCCACAAGTCCGCTGCCGTCTACATTAACAACAGCGACGCCGTAATCTACATCAAAAAAGAGGAGCTAATCACTGGCGCAGAAACCAACAAGAAAGGGCAGACCACAAAGTTCGGCCGGGCCATGCAGACCGGCGAGCGCGTACTAATTACCTCTGGCGACGGCTTGCTTGGTTACGTGTCTGCTAAGTCGCGCTACCCTACGCCCTCAGAGATACCCCTGCCCATCGGCACTAACCCATTGCTGCCATACATCGCCTTTTACAACCAAGGTGCGCAATCAGCGTCAGAGGAGCCAGTGGAGCCAGAGCAGCCTGTAGATCAGGAAGATTTAACACAAACCGACACACCAACCACAGACGTTAAGGAATCATTATGAGCTTTTTCAGCACAAGCGACGGCCAAGAAATTAAAGCAGATGGTAATTTTGAATCCGGCGGTGGCGACTTGCCGCCAATACCCAAAGGCACCCAAGTCCTGGCAAGTATTGACCAGGCGAAATGGTCAGAGTTTGAGGGTAGCCAGTACATTGATTTACGCTGGACGATTGCGCGGCCTGAAGAATTTTCAAACCGCAAAATATTTCAAAAGATCCGAGTTAAAGATGCCGATGTAAACAAAAGAGACAAGGCGCTTCGGATGATTGCCGCTATTGATGCAAACGCCGGGGGTAAATTGGTAGCGTCCGGCGTTGAGCCAACTGACGAAAGCATGACGTTATGCTTGGCAAATCGCCCAATGGTTTTAAAGCTGGAAGTTTGGGAGCTTGACGATAAAACAAAATCAGGGAACTGGGTTGCCCAGGTTGGCCCGCACACCAAAAAATCCAGTGACGCGCCGGTAAACCCTATGGCTGCAAAGCCTGCTGCCCCGGCTCCGGCTGCGGTAGTGCCTGATCCTGTTGACGACTTCGAGGATGACGTACCTTTCTAAAAAAAGCGGGCGCGCAAGCGCCCTGATACACATGGAGAATAAATGTGATTAACGACACACAAAGAACAGAACAATGGTTTAAAGATCGAGCTAACAGAATTACCGGATCAGTTGCAGGCGCAGCCCTTGGCGTTTGCCCGTGGCGCAAGCCTGCCGACGTTCTTCGCCAGATGGTCCGCCAGCATCACGGCTTGCCTGATGAAAACAACCTAGACGGAAACCCGGCCATTCAGTACGGCAACAACCACGAGCGCATGGCTACCCTGGCGTTTATGAAAAAAACCGGCCTTGATGTGTTTGACGTTGGCTTTCTGCCCATTGAGCATTGGAGTGGCGCAAGCCCAGACGGAATCACAAGCGACGACGCTGTTTTGGAAATTAAGTGCCCCTTTAGCAAGCGCAAAGACCTTGCGCCAGACTTTAAACCGCTGGCAGAACAGCCTCATTATTACGCCCAGGTTCAGCTTGAGATGATGGCAGCGGGCAAAACGTCGGCGTACTTTGCACAGTACCGGCCTGCTATTGGTGACGTGTTTGGCGACGATTACGCGCCCGAGATTGTAGAGATTGAAACTATAGCGGCTGATCCGTGGTGGATTTCTGAAAACATTCCAAGGCTAGAAGCATTCTATGCGCTGTATCTTAGTGAGCTGGAAAACCCGGCCCACATTGAGCCGTTGCGCGTCATCTTAAATGAGCCTCGGCATCATCAGATGATCGACCACATCGGCGAGTTGGACGACAAAATAGCTATGGCCACAGAAGCGCGCAAAGCAGCCATTGCCGACCTGATTGAAATGGCAGGCGGCAAGAACGCGGATATCTGCGGGCGAAAGCTGACACTGGTGAAGCGCAAAGGATCAATCAGCTACGCCAAGGCGCTCAAGGCACTGGCACCGGGCGCTGATCTTAGCAGCTATGAAGGGAAAGAAAGCGAGAGCTGGCGGCTTTCCTGATACAATAACCTTGCGGCGAGTGGCTTAGCGGCCACGTTCGGAATCAGCACCCGACGCCGTTTTCTTTTCCCCGTGCTGACCTTGCTGAAGGTTACAATATGAAACTTACTCCAAGAATATACCAAACTGCCGCACACGATGCCGTCATAGCTTGGTGGAAGCACACCACAAGCCCATGCGTTGTTGAAGCCGCAACAGGGGCAGGCAAATCAATCATCATTGCCATGCTGGCCGAAACCCTGCACAGCATAAGCAAAGGTAAGCGCGTCTTGTGTCTTGCGCCTTCTGCCGAGCTTATTGTCCAGAACAGCGAGAAGTACGCGGCCACCGGCAACCCTTTCAGCGTTTACAGCGCCAGCATTGGAAAGTCACTGCGGCACCCAGTCATATTCGCGACCGAACTTACGTTTAAAGCCGTCGCAAAGCGTCTAGGCCATGAATTCGCTGGCGTAATTATAGATGAGTGCCACCGCATAACGCCCACCGTAAAAGCAATCATAGACGACATGAAAGAGGGAAATCCTAACCTGCGGATTTGCGGGCTCTCGGCTACGCCTTACCGTTTAGGTGACGGCTTTGTGTTTGCGCAAATGCCAGACGGCAAGCCTGTGCCAGAGTTTAGCTCTCGTGATCCGTACTTTACGCGCCTGGTTTATTACATCGGTGCGCCTGAGCTTATAGATCTTGACTACCTGACCCCGCCAGTCATCGGAGAAATAAACGCAGACCAGTACGACGTTAGCGGCTTGAAGGTACAGAAGAACGGGCAATACTCAAAGAAAAGCATTGACCAAGCGTTCGAGGGTTGGGGCAGAAAAACGGCCGGTATTGTTGCCGACATTGTAGAAAAAACACATGAACGAATGGGCGTGATGATATTCGCCGCAACCGTTCGCCATGCCGAAGAAATAATGGCCAGCCTGCCACCAGATAACAGCCGCATGATTGCGGGTAGCATCAACACCAGCAAAACAGACCGGGACCGGCTGATCATCGATTTTAAGAATCAACGCTTCAAGTTCTTTGTTAACGTCAACATTTTGACAACGGGTTTTGACGCCCCTCACGTCGACGCCATTGCAATTTTACGCGCCACCGAATCGGTAAGTCTGTTGCAGCAAATTATTGGCCGGGCATTGCGAAAGCATGACGACAAGCGGGACGCGCTGATTCTTGACTACGCTGGCAACATTGATAAGCATTGCCCAGACGGTGACTTGTTTGCGCCAGAAATTAAGGCGGCATACCAAGGCGGCGAAAAGATGCCCATAGATGCGATCTGTGAATTTTGCAGCGCCGTTAACACATTTACCGCTAGGCCAAACAATGAAGGAATGGACATTGATCAATGGGGCTATTTTTTAGACTTGACCGGGCGCCGGGTCAACACCGAAACGGATCCCGATAAGCCAGAGAAAGAAATGCCCGCGCATTTTGGCAGGCGGTGCACCAACTCTGTGAAGATTGGCCACGAGTACCAGCGTTGTGATTACTACTGGACTGGAAAGGATTGCCCGGCCTGCGATCACAAAAACGACATAGCCGCCAGGTATTGCGAGGTTTGCAGCGAGGAGCTTATAGACCCGAACGCCAAGCTAGTAGCAGACTTTAAGCACCAGAAGCGAAGCCCTCACGAAAAACAAACCGATGAGGTTATATCAATGGATGTAGTGAACACGTTAAGCCGGTCAGGCGCTGACATGCTTCGCGTCGAGATGCAGACGACACACCGCAGGTTTTCTCTTTTCTATGTAATAAACAGCGATAAAGATTTCATTAAGCGAAAAACCGATGCGTTTCTGCAGGCCACAGGAGGCGGTCAGGATTCGCCAAAAACAGTGACGTATCAAAAAAACAAAGAGAGCGGATTTTACGACGTGTACGGATTTAACCGGCCAACCGATGAGCAAGAACTGCAAGAAAAAATAGGATGCACCGTTGATGAATTTTCAGAACGGCAAAGGGTGATGATATGAAGATGCCCGAATGGTTAAAGTGTTACGGAAACATGAATTACCGCGACCCATGCCCCCCAGAAAGCGCCGAGCAAATCACGTTTTTTGCAGAATTGCGCCGCAGATACCCTGACACCTATGGAAAGCTGGCATTGCATCCAAAGAACGAAGAGAAAAGAAATGGCAAGCAGTTTAACCGGCTGGCAATGGACAAAGCGCTAGGGATGACGCCAGGCGCTTCTGACGTGATAATTCCGTTGGGCTTTGCTTGTGAGATGAAGCGGAAAGACCACACAAAGAGCAAGTGGCAACCGGGCCAAGTTGAGTACCTAGAAGCCGTACACGATGCCGGGGGGTTTGCCTGTGTAGCTTTGGGATGGGAAGCCGCTATGGAGGCGCTAGAAGAATGGATAAGCCAACGGACTTAAT